CATTGAGTTCGGATATGTAAATCAGCGGATGATTTATGGGAAGGGGTTGTCAAGGACGAACCCTCCCACACCTGACATGCTTGGTCTCCAAGTGAATAAAATGTTGAAATTGTGCCCCTTTTCCGAGGGTATGATTCCTGCTGCCATGACTGACAGGAGAAATGTTTTTTCACGTTTGAAGAAGACCACCGGTTTCACACCAAATTGGTTCCTGCCACCTCATCTTGGAGGTTATGGGCTGGATATCCGTGCGTTGCGCGGAAAATTGGTAGTGACACCGGAGCAAAGAAGAGTTGCTGCCTGGATGATCCTTCATCCCGATTCCAGCTGTCTATACTCTTTCAGGGCATCCGCAGATTTTGATCTGCAAACACTCTTGCCACTCTGTTTGAATGAGTGGTTATTCTGTGGAAAGGTGGGCATTTTGCCGCTTCCAAAGATACAGAATTTGAGTTCAGACGAGGACCTGCTATTTCAAGCAGTCCGGAAGATGTTCGGCGAGGAGGAGATCCCGAATTACTCACAACTGGAGTTTGAGGAGCTCACCAGAAGTTCGACTGCGATCACCGACCAGTTGAATCAATGGAAGATGCGCTTCATGGCCATGGAGAATGCGAGGAAGGTTCATGACAGAGCCGCCCCGATCCTAGTTCCACATGCTAAGGCAGCGATGCTAAAGCGAACTTGGATTTCTCCTGTTTCAGATGAGGGTCTCTCCCGCTACTGGAATCCGTTTTTCATTACAACGGCTTTACCAGACTGCCCGCCTCTGCGGCAGATCCCTTTTCCTAAAGACTATGTCCGATACTGTGATCGAAGAAATCTGATCATCACACGTGTTGCGGATGTCAAAGGAAAGAGAAGGGATCCTCTGGGGATCATGGGAATTGATTACCATTGGAAATCTGGTGAAGGACGACTCGGATTTTATGAGTCTGTCATTCCAGAAGACCTCTTGCCATTCATTGGTGAGGGGCAAGAAGACGATCGGCCCGATCGCTTCGGTCTCCTTGCAGAGGAGATGTCGTCATGGAGAGAAGAGGATCCTGAGGATTTAGATGCCGATGATGGCATTGTCCTCGAGGACTTTCCGTGAAGAGGGAATGGGGTTGTGATGTGGTCAGGGATAGTCTCCTTTCGAAGGATTCGTCTCTGATCAGCCCAAAACTGTTTATCCTGACTTGCAATAAGTCTCAGGATTGTAAAATTCAGTGCTAACCAGAATGCCAAGAGACTGCACGGCGCTCAACGACATCACAATGTACAGTCCACCAAGACAAGGTGGAACCCATACATGTCATCTCGAATTTCCCGTTCGAAGAAAGGAGTGAGGAAGGCCGCTCCTAAAAGGAAGCCTTCAAAGAAGTTGTCAATCAAGTTCAAAACTGGAGTCTCTCGAAAGAAGGCGCCAGTCTCTCTGGGGATAACGGTACATACACGTACACCTCAGATGAGAACGATTGGTAGGGGTGGGCTTAGAGTTAGCCACTCCGAATACTTCTCCGACATCGGGACAGCGTCAATGGACCCTGACTGCAAACTCTCCTTATGCCATCAATCCCGGGAACGAATCAATGT